CGAGTTAATTAAGGCTGATGGCAGTTTGACTGTGTTATTTGCTGGTAACAACAAGATATTCAAGCTCGATGGCTCAAATGCTGTTGTGGAATTGACCTATGGGGGGGGAGGGTCTGCGCCGACCATCTCTGCAAGCAACTGGTCTTGTGCTTCTTTGAATGGAATTACTTATTTCTTCCAGTCTGGTCACGACCCATTGATTTACGACCCTGCGGTGAGCACAACCACTTACCGCCGTGTGTCTGAGAAAACAGGATATGTTGGCACTGTGCCATCTGGCAACATTGTTATCTCTGCCTTTGGTCGCTTGTGGGCTGCTGATACAACAACAAACAATGCCACTGTTTACTTCTCTGACTTGTTGGCAGGCCATGTGTGGTCAACAGGTACGGCTGGTAGCTTGGATGTGTCCCGTGTATGGGCAAATGGCGCAGATCAGGTGACTGGTTTGGGTGCTCACAATGGATTTTTGGTCATCTTTGGTAAGCGTCAAATCTTGGTTTATCAGGGCGCTACAACCCCATCTACCATGTCTTTGAGCGACACCATTGGAAGCATTGGCTGTATTGCTAGGGATTCAATTGTCTCTACTGGCACTGACATTATTTTCTTGTCTAACAGTGGTGTGCGTAGCTTGTTGCGTACTATTCAAGAGAAGTCTGCACCTTTGCGTGACTTGTCAAAGAATGTCCGTAATGATTTGATGACCTATGTTTCTGGTGAAACTGCGGCAAACATTAAGGCTGTGTACTCTGAAAAAGAGGCTTTCTATCTGCTGACACTGCCTACTGCCAAGCAAGTCTATGTGTTTGACACAAAGGCTACTTTGCAAGATGGTTCTGCAAGGGTAACAACTTGGGACTCTATTGAGCCTACATCGTTGCTTACCCGCCGTAATGGTGATGTGCTGATTGGCAAGAATGGCTATGTCTGCAAGTATGGCACTTACTATGACCATACAGCCACTTATCGGATGCAGTATTTCACCAATTACTCTGACTTGGGTGATGTGAACATTACATCCATCTTGAAGAAGATTTCTGTGGTCGTAATTGGTGGCTCAAATCAGGGCTTCACGATCAAATGGGGATATGACTTCAGTGGTCAGTATTACTCTGTTGTTGCTCGTATTCCCGTGTCCACTGTGGCTGAATATGGCACTGCTGAGTATGGCGCTAACGGCTCTCCTGTGGCTTATTACTCGCAAGGTATTCAGTTGAGCACATTGGTTGGTCAGGCTTCTGGGTTTGGCAAGGTTGTGCAAACAGGTTATGAAGTACAGGTTGCTGGCTCTGCTGTCAGCATTCAGAAGATTGAGATACAGGCTAAGAACGGCAAATTGGCATAAGGATTAGATATGGCAAATTACACCAAAACCACAAACTTCGCTGCCAAGGATGCTTTGTCGCCTGGCAACGCTAGCAAGGTTGTCAAGGGAACTGAGATTGACACTGAGTTCACCAATATTGCGACTGCGATTGCTACAAAGGCAGACGGTACTTTCACGAACTTCTCGTTTGTGGAGACAAGCAATGTGTTGTACATCTACAACTCATCGACTGCTGTGGCAAAGATTGATGCATCGGGTAATTTGACCGTGTTGGGCAACATCATTGCCAACGGAACAGTTTAAGGAGAATAATATGGGATGGTTAAGTGATTTGATAAGCGACCCTATCGGTACTATTGGAGAAACAGGGCAGAAACTTATTGACAACCCTGTTCCAGCAATTACGGCTGCTGTAACGCAGAATCCTGCTGCTTTATTGGCTTATGCTGCTCCAAAACCACAAGGGACATTAAATCCTCAAACTGGTCAACTTGAGTATGCAAACATTGGCAATACCATTGGTGGGCTTTTGAGAGACTATGGCGGCATGGTCGGAAGTAAAGTCTCAAAAGAGGCTATTCAAGCCGCCCAAGAAGAGGCTCGCCGTTCTGGAAGAGAAGCCGCTGCAATGGCGCAGTTCCGTCCTGTTGGAATTACCACGCGCTTTGGCTCATCACAATTCCAAGTTGACCCTGTAACTGGTCAACTGGTAAGTGCAGGTTATACAACCACTCCTGAATTGGCACAGGCTCAGAATCGTTTGATGGGTTTGGGCGCTGGATATTTGGCTCAAACTCCAGAGCAAGTTGCTGCCGATTACATGGCTCGTCAACAAGAATTGTTGGCTCCTACCCGTGAACGTCAATTGGCTCAATTGCAAAACCAATTATTCCAAACAGGTCGTGGCGGTTTGTCTGTTGGCGCTACTGGTGCTCGTCCAAGTGGTGCTGGTGGCTTAGGTGCTACAACCCCTGAAATGGAAGCCTATTACAACGCTTTGGCTCAACAAGATGCTGCTTTGGCTGCTCAGGCACAGCAAGCTGGACAACAACAAGTAGGCTTTGGAGCAGGTTTGTTTAGCACTGCTGGTCAATTAGAACAACTTGGATTACAACCCTTATCTTTAGGTGCATCTTTGGGCGCTCAGGCTGCACAATCTGGTGGAACTGCTGGTCGCCTTGGTCTTGCTGGTGGCTTGGGTGCTGCTGAACTAGGTGTTCGCAAAGAATTGCAATACAGTCCAACTGCATCCATCTTAAACGCTCTAACAAGCCCAACATCTACACTTCCTGCTGGATTGGGTAATTTGTATGGTGGATTGTTTGGCGTGGCTCCATCATGGACTACAAGTGCAGATGTAATTCCAGCATCTACATTTGGTGGTTATGGTGATGTTAGTGATTTAGCACAATACGGGGTGTTCTAATGGCTGAAAAATCAATCGTAGGTGGATTGTTCGGAGTAACCCCTGAGCAATATGACATGGCTCTTCGTCAACAAGAGCAAGCTACTGGTGCAGAATTGGCAAAATTAAGCCCGTTTGAACGCGCCCAAGAAATGATGTATTCTGGCGGCGCTCAATTAGGTCGTGGTTTGGGTGGTTTACTTGGCGTAGAAGACCCGCAAATGAAAATCATGAGTGCTCGTAATGCTATTTTGCGTCAGATTGACCAAACAAATCCTCAATCAATCCTGCGTGGCGCATTGCAGCTTCGTGAAGTTGACCCACAAGGCGCGTCATCATTGATTGGCTTGGCTCGTCAGGTTGATGCCGCAAATACTGAGCGATTAGTTAAAGAAAGCCAGGTTATTCGTAACTTGCGTGAACGTCCCGCTAGTCGTTCAGAGTTGGCTAAATTACAAGATGAACGCGCTGAGTTGGCTGCTCAGTTTGGCGAGAATGACCCTCGTGTTAAGCAATATGACGATGTAATTGCCAAGAAAACAACTGGCAAAGGCATTGGCGCAGAGATTGCCGAAGGTTTGGCTGGTGTTCTTAGCCCTAAAGATGTTAAGGCAGTGCCTGACTTTAGAAATGCTGTTCGTCAAACCATCAAGCCACAAGTTGATGTAATTAACGCAACAGATCAAGCCTTGAACCAACTTGAATTGTCTGTTAAGGGCAATAATCCTGCTGCATTCAATGCTGCTCGACTTCAATTGGCTCGTGCCATTGGCGGTAGTGGAGACATTTCCAATAAAGAGATTCAGGCTGCTGGTGGCGACCCATCTATTTATGGACGACTGATTGACACAACATCTACTTTGTTCACTGGCACTCCAACACTTGAGGCTCAGAAAAACATTGAAAAGACACTTCAGGCTTTGCAGACTGTTGCCAAAAAGAAGGCAAATGACGAAATCAGCGTTCAAAAGCGTATTGCTTTAGAGAGCCGACTTGGAACACAACCTCAGATTGAAAGTGCGCTAGACTTCCCTGAATTGCGTGGTGGCGCTGCTAAACCAAGTTTTGCCAACGTTCCTACTGCGGCAATTGATGCTTTGAAGGCAGGAAAAGGCACAAAAGAGCAATTTGATGCTATCTTTGGTAAGGGCGCAGCAGATAGCGTTCTTGGAGGAAAATAATGGCTGACAATCCTTTTGCTCAATACATTCAAAGAGGCGCAGACTCAACAAACCCATTTGCAGGGTATGTGACTGAAACAGAAGAGCCTCCTACTCCTACTGGTGACTACAAAGCAGAGGCATTACGCCGTGGTTTTGGCGGAACGGTTGGCGCTGTTTCTGGCGCTGCTAACGTGGCTTTTGACTACTTGCGGCGCATGGGAATTGACCCATTGAGCCTTGGAATGAGAGCCGCTGGTGCTCAAGCTCCTGCTCCTGAGCCAACAGTTACAGAATCATTTAGAACTGGTCGTACCACTGTTGAACAGCCTTTGATGCAGGCTCTTGGCTCCACTGGTGCTATGCCACGAACAGGTACAGAGCGAATCATTGCTGGCGGCTTGGAAGCTGTTACATCACCAGAATCGTATCTTTTCCCTCCTTTGGCGGCGGTTAGCAGAATGGGCATTCCCGCCCAGGCTTTGATGCGTCCTGCCGAGCAAGCTATTGTTGGCGCTGGTGGACAAGCTGGTGCTATTGCTGGTGAAGAGACACAACGCAAGATTACTGGTGAAACTGGTGCTACTGGTTCTATCCTTGGTGGTCTTTTGGGCGGTGGCTTATCTGCCTATGGTGCTGGAACCGTTTTGAAGGCAGGCCCATTGGCAGGCAAAGCAATGGATGTTGCCAGAGGTCAGTGGGACAAGATTCGTGGCACTGTGCCTCAAGATGAGTTGATGAAGGACGTTGACAACCGCATCAGCAACATCTTTATTGCGGCTGGCGCTGCTGACCCCAACTTTATGAAAGTGTTGGATGAAGCTGCCAAAGCACAAAAAGGCGTGTCTTTGAAGGCTCCTGGCGGTCAAGAGATGCAAATGCCTTTGAGTGCTTTGTTGGCTGACAACCCTGTTATCAACAACTTCATTCAGA